GATTTGATAGAAATCTTTGGATATGGGAGAGATACCAAGAGGGTTTACCTTATCTTTTGGTTGCTGATGTTGCAAGAGGGGATGGAGCTGACTCTTCGGTCTTTCATGTGTTGCGTACTGATACGATGGAGGTTGTAGCAGAGTACCAGGGAAAACCAACGCTAGATCATTACTCTCATATACTCAATGATGCTGGTAAGGAGTATGGAAACTGTCTGCTTGTTGTTGAGAACGTTGGTATCGGTATATCTGTTTTAGAGAAACTAAGAGACCTTGAATACCCTAAGATATATTATTCTATCAAGTCGACTCATGAATATATTGACGCACTGCAAGGAGAATATAACGATAGAGCGGTAATGGGCTTCACCACGTCTAGTAAAACGAGGCCGCTCATTGTAGCAAAGCTAGAAGAATATATCAGGAATAAACTTATCAAGCCAAGATCTTCACGTCTATTTCACGAAGTTAAAACATTTATTTGGAACAATGGAAAACCACAGGCTATGAGAAGCTATCATGATGATTTAATAATGTCTATGGCAATCGCCTGTTGGGTTAGAGACACTTCCCTAGAGGTATCGAAAAAAGAAATGGAATATCAAAAAGCGATGGTCAATGCAATGTACTCAACAAACAAAACTCTAAGTACAACCATTCCAGGTATGAAGAGCCATGACACAAAGTTTGAAAACAAGTACAAAGAAGAAATCAGTCAAGCAAAAGAATTTGTTTGGATTTTCAAAGGATGACTTGACAAACCATTTACTTTATGGTACAATTAAACTATTTACTAACAAATAAGGTTTTAACATGGCAAATAGAAATAAAAAATCGCCCTACAATCCGCAGTCGGATTTGTTTAAAGCGTTGACTAGATTGTTTTCTGGACCGATAACTCAAAGAAAAACACAGACAGGACGACAATTGCGTCGTAGGCATTTAGACATGTACGCATCCAGATTCAAGTCAGCGTCTGGCAAACAGTTTAAAAAATGGGAATATAACCCAATTAACAATTTGACACTGAGTATGATATCCAACAGGAACCGTGCTGAGCGATATGTTGATTTTGACGAAATGGAGTACGTACCAGAGATTGCTTCGTCTCTAGACATCTACGCTGATGAGATGACAACTCACACTGATATCCGTCCAATGCTTAGGATAAAATGTGCAAACGAAGAAATAAAACACATTCTTAAGAACCTGTATCACAATGTGCTAAATATTGAACAAAACCTGTTCGGATATTGCAGAACAATGTGTAAGTACGGAGACTTCTTTCTTTACCTAGATATCGATGAGCATCTCGGCATCAGAGCAGCAATTGGTTTACCTCCTCAAGAGATAGAAAGATTAGAAGGCGAAGATGAGACCAATCCAAATTACGTACAGTATCAATGGAACACTGCCGCTCTCACGCTAGAGAATTGGCAGGTTGCACACTTTAGAGTGTTGGGTAATGACAAACATGCTCCCTATGGAACATCTATCTTGGAACCAGCCAGAAGAATACACAGACAGCTTATATTGCTTGAAGATGCTATGATGGCTTATCGTATTGTTCGTGCTCCTGAGCGTCGTGTGTTTAAAATTGATGTTGGCGGTATTCCGCCACAAGAAGTCGAACAATATATGCAAAAAGTAATGACGCAAATGAAACGTCACCAAGTTACCAATCCCAAAACAGGGCAAGTTGATTTGAGATACAATCCTTTGTCTGTTGAGGAAGACTATTACATTCCTATTCGTGGCGGGCAAAGTACTACCGATATATCCAGTCTACCAGGTGCTACCTATAATGGTGGTATTGACGATGTTAAATACCTTAGAGATAAGCTCTTTTCAGCACTAAAAGTCCCACAATCATACCTTTCAATGGGAGAGGGCGCCACGGAAGACAAGACAACTTTGGCTCAAAAAGATATTCGTTTCGCTAGAACCATTCAACGCTTGCAAAGAATTATGACCTCAGAGCTTGAAAAAATAGGTATAATACACTTGTATACTTTAGGATATAGAGAGGATGATCTTCTTTCTTTCAAATTACAACTTAACAACCCTTCTAAAATAGCAGAACTTCAGGAGCTTGAGCATTGGAAGCAAAAATTTGACATTGCAGGATCAGCCACAGAAGGTTACTTTTCAAAGCGCTGGATTGCAGAAAACTTGCTCGGAATGTCTGAAGACGAGTTCTTACGTAATCAAAGAGAAATGTTCTTTGATAAAAAGTACGCTGCGAAACTTGATGCTGCATCTGCTGGCGGTGAAGCCGCTGAGGGAGCAGGCGGAGACGGAGGAGTCGCTGGTGGGATGAGTGCGCTTGGTGGCACATCTGATGCCGAACAAGCCGACACCCCTCCTGGCGATACTGGAGCCGGCGAGACACCCACTGGGGAAACCGGGGGTGACAAAGGGGGTGATTCTGATCTTCTCGCCGAGCCTCCACCCGCCAAGAGAGATGATGAGGTTATTAGGCCACCATATATAACCAACAAGGGCGCTCTCAATAAGCAGTTTACAAACTGGAGTACGCCGGAACAAGGAACACCTAGGACAACACACCATGGGGCTATGGGCTACGGTGGCATGTCAAACCTGTATAAGCGAAAAGAAAATATCGAACACGATGAAGAAAGATTGTTTTCAATATCAAAAGAAGTTGAAGACCTGTTGGAAGGTCTATATTTAAAGGAGAAAAAACATGAAACACAATAAGAAAAGAAATACCGCTTTTCTTTATGAATGTCTTATCAAAGAAACAACAAAAGCTATCGTACGTAAAGATGAGCAGACAAAAGAAACAGTAGTTAATATGCTTAAAAGAAACTTCTCAAAGGGCACCCCGTTGTACGAAGATCTACAGATGTACAAACAACTGCTTGAAACAAAAGATCTTGCTGAGAGTTTTGGAAAACGGTTCATCACAGAGGTCAAAAAGGACTGGGATGAGTTAGACAGAAAAAAAATATTTAATGCTCAAACCATTCTTATCAAAGAATTTAATGTGCATGTTCCACACGCATTTGCAAACTTTGTACCTAACTATAAAAACATAGCCACAGTTGGCCAGTATTTCCATTCTAGCGGCCTTAAACCAAAGACTAGGCTGCTCATAGAGGATAGGGTAAAAGACCTCGTTATTTCGCATTCTCGGCCAAAGAATGAGGAAGCGATGAAACCTTTAGACTCCTTAGAATATAAAACGTTTGTCAATAAGTTTAATGAAACATACAAGAGAACTCTACAAACAGAACAAAGAGAACTGCTATCTAACTATATTACGTCTTTCTCCGACAACGGTTTGGGGCTTAAGTCATTTATGAATGAGGAGCTTGGTAGATTAAAGAAGCAAGTCACTCTGTTATCCGAGACTAGTTATAAAGACAAGCTTGCCATGGTTGGAGAGAAGTTGGAAAGTTTTTCGACAAAACCAATCGATAAGAAAATGGTTGAGGACGTATTTTATATTCAAGACCTGGTTGCGGAGATAAGTAAAAATGAAAGTTAAAATTGTACAGCCGGAAGAGACTATCAGTGTCGACGTTGATAAAAATATTGAGGTTGAAGTTAAGCCAACTATAAATGTTGAGATTGTAAATTCCAACAAACAGACTCTTAATTTTGCTCTGAATATGCGCAAGGCTTTGAACGGAGACTTGATGATATTTGATCACAAGGATATTGATATCATTGTTATGCGAGAAAAGAAAAAAGTTGTTGCTTTTGCAAAAGACTTGGTTTCCGAAGTTGCCTACGGGGCTGAGTCTCGGCTGATGGAGTACTTACGTCGGGTAGGGATCATTGAGTATGATTCGATACAAGGCGGTAATGTATATGGCTCACTAGAGGGTAAGATACATGAGTCTAAAGAAAGAGACTCTGTTAGTTCTGCTCTATATCAAATATCCGAATGGATAGGCTCAGAAGCCCCATATATAGAAGCAACAAAGGGTCATGATGAACAAATGGAAGATGCACTGCTGGAGCCTGATGCCGACCACTCAACGGAACTTGGAGAAGTTCCTCACGAGGAAGAGAAAGGTTCTATCGTACAGCACAATCTCTTTGCTCCATATTTATACGGAAGGTACACTTACTAATGAAACTTATAATGGAAAACTGGCGAAGGTTCTTAACTGAAAGCCCTTTGTACGATTATCAACCCGAAAAGTTTGCAGAGCTGTCTCTTTTTCATGAAGATAATGGAGACAATGGTGAATTGATATTATATCATATGATGCCAACTATTACGGATAATGGAATGTACATTGTTGGGTACATGACATACGGCCAAACAAATGAACCTTGCATTCCAAAAACTTACGAAGTAGAAGCAGTTTATACTGAGGACCAGGCAAGAGGAAAAGGTTTTTCTAAAATATTATATGATTCACTATTCGCTATAGCAAAGGATAAAGGATACGGAGTAACATCGGACCATTCTGCTGGAACAACTGATGTAGCAAAAGATAAAGTTTGGAGCAAAATAGAAGCGTCTGCCGAGTATACCAAAAGAGAGACGGGCGAGAACAACTCAGAGTTTGATTACAATAAAAGCACTCCTGATCCGAATGATGATTGTGACGTTGGCTTATATGGAGATCCAGACAAACTAGCAACAGATCATTCGTTTGAAAAACAAAACACAAGTGCTGAAGGGCAAACTTACAAAAAACTAATAAGAAATCACTTATTGAATATCAGATATTTAAAGAATGGTAAAGATATGAAATGGCTAGAAAAACAACTATCTGACAGAGGTGCCAATCGCTTTTCGGATGTGTATTCTGATGAACTAGCAAAAGAACAGGGACTATAAACATAACGGAGTTTAAATGTTAAATTTTATCCTTGCCTGTTACGGCATGACTTTTATTCTTGTGTATGGCAAGATATTTGAAGATATTCGTCCACCAAAAGATTATACAAAGAAATGGAACACGCTTTTTCACTGTCCGCTTTGTATGGGTTTCTGGGTCGGAGTATTTTTGTTTTCTATAAACGGATTTACAGAACTATTTACATTTGATTATAATTTAGCAAACGCATTTATTTGCGGTTGTGTTTCCGCTGGCTCGTCGTACATCTTATCCATGATAATAAATGACGATGGGCTTAGGACTCAAAGCCAAAAAGTAAACTGCAACTGTTCAAGAAGGAGCACATTATGATGAAGAAATGGATGCTACAACCAGTTCGTCGTTGCTGTTCAGGCAGCTGACTCAAGCGGGTGATGCCCGCAACTATGGAGATATGAATGAGTAAACAATTATTAACAGAATTTTTTGAATTATGCCCTAATGGGCGCTGCCTCGATATGCTTAGCGAAAGACAAAAGCGCGAAGTTGTTGAGGAAGGGGCCGTTTATCTTACTGGTCGTATTCAAACAGCAGGTAAGAAGAACGGTAACGGAAGAGTATATCCTCGTAAAGTTCTAGAAAAGGAAATCACAAACTATCAAAAGATTGTCAAAGACAGTAGAGCGACTGGTGAACTAGACCACCCGGATGACTCAGTCATAAACCTTAAAAATGTTTCTCATATTATCGTTGAGTGCTGGTGGCAGGGTGATGACGTCATGGGTAAGATAAAAGTTCTTGACACACCATCAGGTAGAATTTTAAAAGACCTTATCAATGCCGGTGTCAAGCTCGGTATATCGTCTAGAGGTCTTGGCTCGGTTAACGAAGGCTTAGATGGGACGTCCACGGTTAATGAGGACTTTCAGCTTATTTGTTTTGATATTGTCTCTGAGCCGTCAACACCAGATGCATTTGTATATCCAGATAGCAAAAAGCAAGCGTTCGGCTCTGATGCTTTTAGTGTCAAGATAAGAGAGAACAAGCAAAATCAAATTGACAATCTATTTAGTAAGATCTTGAGGGACTAATGAAAAAAGAAGAATTAAAAAGCGTTTTAAAACCATTGATTAAAGAGTGTATTCGCGAAGTAATATTTGAAGAAGGTGCTCTTTCTTCTGTTGTATCTGAGGTAGTTAGAGGCATGGGGCAACCTATCGTTGAAACCAAGCAAGCTCCTCAAGTAAAACAAAAACCACAATACGAAACAAACGAACAAGCAAAAACAAGACTTGAACAACAAAGAAAAAAAATGATGGAAGCTGTTGGCCAAGATGCTTACAACGGTGTTAATCTGTTTGAGGGGACGACACCAGCGCCTTCTGTTTCTGAAGGACGAACAAACAGCGCATTAAGTGGAGTTGAGCCGGGCGATCCTGGTGTGGACATTTCTTCTTTTATGAGCAAGTCTTCCGCTATATGGTCAAAAATGGCAGGTAAATAATGGGAACCAACTATTCAGTAAAAGTTCGTCGTAAAGACAACATTGAGCGCGTCATCAAGCGCTTTATAAAAAAATGTAAAAAACTTGGTATAATTGATGAGGTTAGAGAACGACGTCATCACACTAAGCCTTCTGAGAAACGAAGGAAGGCAAAAGCTCGTGCTGTTCGTCGTAGAATTAAAGAAGAGAGAAAACGTAGAAAATAGACTATTTATTGTAGTTTAAGGAGTATTAAATGTCAGTACATAAACATAGTAGTTGGGGTCGAACAAGAAGACCAAAAGCATTAATGAACGATACAGCGGTTCCATCAAAACAATCCGCTACTTCAGTAACCTGTGTGGCGGTTGCAGATCTTGCCGATAATTTGAATAGCACAGATGCAGGAAAGAACGGCTACGTCACAGAAAATCAAAGGTTCATGCATATTCAAATAGAGAATGATGGAACTGATGACACATTGCAACTGTTTGCGTATAACTATGCCTTTGGTGCTTGGGCGGCGCTTTATCTGCCACATGGTACTAAGGTTCAGGCTGATACCAATTTAGAAGCTACAACCACTAATGATGTGTACGTTGAGGCAAAATGGACAACTGTGGACGGCAAGTTCATGGTAACAATACCAATTCATGGGATTGACAGAATCGCTTTTGTACATGATGGAACTCTAAATGATATGGTGGTTCGAGCCGCATGTAGCACATTCTAAGAGAGGTATAAATGTCAAATCTTGGCTGGGCATTCATAAGCGGCAGCAACGCAGGTGGTATAGATGACTCTGTCCAAATTAAGATCGGCCAGGAATTTACTGGTTCGAATCAGTTCACCTACAACATTGCCTCTTCAACAGTAGCGTTAACAGGTACCTT